CGCCGGTTCTCAACGGCGCAGATTTGTTCGCAGGGTCTTCTCCGTTGGTCGAATAGGTATCCAAAAACATCGCAAATTCCGAGTGCCTGACACTCGTGTAATCGCTGCCGGAGTCGCCAAGAATATCGCCCGTCGTGTAGGCCACATAGACCGCGCAAGTATCGCCGGTAGAAGGCGTTGTTGAATTGTCCGCATTAACTTGCAACTCGGCCTCCCAGTCCTCGATGTTGAACAGGAAGGCGTCAGACCATACCACGGTCGCGCTCGATACCGTTACCGAATTCGCAGCAGACCAAGTGATCTGTGTCTCAACTCTTGACGATGCCATGATCTACTCCCAAGGTCCGCGCAAGGCGCGTGATACATCGCTGGCAGATACCGTGCTCTGTGTTTCTGCAAGGGCTTTCAGCGTTGTTATTTGCTCGGTTGTCAGCAGCAGGCCGTTGAACAGCTCCATCCCGGCGCGGATTTCGGCGTTGCCCAGGTCGAGCGTGCCGTTGCTGAGCGACTCGACCACTTGCTGCGCAATCGCTACCGGCGCAATCTGTTCGTCCGTGGCTTCGTCGGGCAGGACCGTTTCCGCCAGCCGCTTGAGCTTGAACATGAACAGCTGCCCGGCAGGAACCCCCAGGGCCAGCGATACCTCGCCGCTGCCTGACATGTGCGGAGTTACAACCTTCGGTCGAGCGGCGGAAATCAATTCCGCAATCGCCGCATCCTTGGCTGCATACTCGGGGTCTTTTGGCATTTCGTTGGTGACGACGAACGGCGCACACTCCGCGCTTCCAAGGATTTCAGTCTGCAATGCTCTGTAGTCCATGGTCATCACCGAATGTTTGAGGCTTCGCCTTGCGAGACGATCCCCTCATAGACAAGCGTTCCGGGATTGGCATCGGTCCCCGTGCCAGTCGCCAGAGCTTGCTCTGCACGCGTGGCGAACCGCTTCAGCGCGGCCAGCAGCGAGTTTTTAAGCGTGTTCTGTGTGCCGCACAAATCACTGATCGCTTGCCGGACGTTCGGATCGTTCGGGTTGAGCGATTCCGAGCACAGCCACAGCAGCGAATCGCGCTTGCCCACGGTCAGATTGTCAAGCTGCGACGCGCAAGCAAGAATCGCCATGCGTGACATATCGGTCGGCAACTGGTTGCGATAGACAACAAACGTCGTTGGCACGTTGAACCACGCGGCCAATTCTGCATCTTGCGCGTTTGTCATGTAGCCAAGTGCCGTAGGGTCGGCCTGGGCCAGTGCTTTTAAGGTAGCGGCCTGAGTTGAAGTAATCATTTTGCCCCCCTTATGCCTGTGGCGTGATCGTCAGAACATCAGTACCCGCACCGCCGAAATCAATGGTGAATGGGCCGGTGGTCAGGTCGCGCACGGAGCCGAAATCAATAAACCCGATAGCATTTTTGTTCGTCGCCGTGTCGTTATAGATGATTCCCCAGCGCGCATTGGTCGGGTTGCTCGCGTGCTGTGCAATCACCGGATCGGTTGCGCGCAGCGTCAGCACGCCCGAAACGTTGGTCCACGTCACGCTTGCTAGTGCTGCGCCGCCAGTCGCGTAGTTGCCGCCCGGAGTTACCTGATTGGTGGCGAAATTAACTGAGCCGCCAGCGCCCCAGCGAGGGTCAGTGTCGCCCACAGCCGGCGTCGTGGTGCTTGTTACCAGCCCAACTTTCAGCGTGTTGGATGCCAGGTTATGTGTGCCTTTGCCCATTTCGAGCAAAGCCCCTGCAAAAAATCGGATGTCGCCTTGTGCCATTTTTTACTCCTAAAAAATCCTGTCCTGCTTCATGGACATGACGTAACGCGCGGCCTTGGCTTCTTCGACCAGGTGTTTGGCGAAGGCTTTGTCTGTGTGCAGGAAGTCGCCTGTTTCCAGGTCGCCATAGCGCGAAGACCGGACGAAGCCGGTGATCTTGACCAGAACCAGGTCATGGGAATGGAAAAGGGCCGGATTCCTCCGGCCCTTCCGTGCTGCCATTGCGTTGTTACGCTTAGGCCGGAGTCAGGTCGCCACCACGCACAGCGGCCGGTTTCTCGGTCGCCAGAGCAAGACGACGCTCGGCACGCAACGTAATCAGGTTCTTGGTGAAGTTGTCGCTGTCCGAATCGGACATTTCGACGACGACCCCTTCGCGGTTGTGAATCATGTACGCCTGCTTGAACGCACCGACCTGGAAGGTGTCCGCCGCCATGCCGATGGACTGGATGACCGGGAGTCCGAACAGGTAGGGCTGGCCGGACGAACTGACGTTGTAGAGCGTCTGCCCAGCGGCCGTGGTGAACAGCTCGATCTCGATCGTTGCCCAGTCTGCCGGGTTCAGAACGATGGCGTCGGCCGGGTAGCCCGCCGCGTAAAGGTCGGCCATGATCTTGCGGATCAGCACCAGTTTTTTCAGCGTCGAGCCCAGCGCCGCGTTGGCAATACCGTGCGCCGTATAGTTGCCGGAATCGTAGGTTCCGCTGATGTTCGGCGCCGTGCCGTCACCCACAACGAGCTGAACGTCCACCTTCTGATTGACGCCGTAAGCCATGCGTGTATTCACATACGCGGCCAGCGCCGTATTGTCCGAAGCCAGTTGCTTGCTGATCTTGATCCAGTGGGCGACGGTCGACACCGGCATATTCACCAGCGCCCAGGTCAGCGCCGACTCGGCCTTGGCTGCACCTTCGGCGGCTTCCGCTGCTGAATTCGTGAAGGAGGCTTCCTTGGTGAATTCGATGGCGTTGCTGGTCGTCGTGGTCGAGGGAATCAGCGACTCCATGGAGAACGGCAAAAAGGCACCGGCAACGACGCCCGGTTTGCGATCCGGAGCGACGGTGGCATCGGCGCCGGTCAGCGTATTCTTGACTTCGACGCGCAGCTTGTTGAGGTGGCCGCCGGCAAAATCAGCATAGCGGGCATTCTTGATGAACTGCTCGCCCCAGGTTTCGATTTTTTCGCCTTCGGCGGGCTGCGCGGTGCCTCTTTGCTTGATTAAAACCAGCTGATCAGCGAATTCGCGCTGCTTGATGCCGAAGTTTTCAATGGCGGCCTTGGTTTCGGCGGAAACTTCACCGAGTTTTGCCTCCATATCGGCCTTGGTCGAGAAGGCGGCCAGCTGGGCCTCGATGTTTTCGAGGGCTTTGGTAACTTGTTGTGCGATTTCCATGACAGGTCCTTTATTTGGGTAGGTAGTTGCGGAGCGCAAACAGCACTTGCTCCTGACTGGATTGCGCCTCGGCGTCTTCGTCAGCGTCCCGCTGCCTGAATATGTCCTTGGCTTTGGCAACGAGCTGCTTCGCTGTTGCCTGATCGAACGACCCTACATCCCGCAGTAGTCGCTCAAAATCCCTGACGGTCTCTAGCCGTCCGATTTCTTCGGTGGCCTTGACGGAAAACACCCTGGCTTCCGCGTTGGCCGGTTCATTGACGATGGATATTTCCTTGAGCATCTTCACCTTGTGAATGACGTGCACGCCGTCCGAACGGCGCTCGATTGATTTGCCATCCGGCAGAAAAGCGACCGACAGGCCGGTAACCAGGCCGGACTTCATTCCCCAATAGGCATCGATGGCGCTCGGCATCTGCATCACCAGGCCGGCGTCTCCGAATAGTCCGCGGTCATCTTCCTTGAGGCCGGACCACGATCCGACCGGCAATTTTCCGTCCAGCCAGCCGTGATTGACGTAAACCGGGACTTTTCCGCCGGATTTAAGCACTTCGGCATACGCGCCGGGGGCAACGATGTCGTTATGCGAGTCCACGTTGCCGAAGACCGAGCCGTAGCCGCTGAAGGTGCCCTCAGAGGCCGCGAACTTGATGTCGCATTCACTGAGCGAGAGTGTTTGATGGGTCAGCATTGCCGCCTCCTTGTGTCTGCCCAAGCATCCGCAGTGGTGCCAGGTTGGTTTGCGCCGTCAGCTCGTCGCCGCCCTTGATCGGCGGGTCGTTTTCGAGCTGACGGCATTCGTTGCGCGTCTTGAGTCCGTTCTGTACGCCCTTGGCGTAGATTTCCATGCGGTCCTTGAGGTTGGCGCGGAGCAAGGCATCGAAACTGATTTCGACGGTCAGTGTGGCGCGTTGAGCACTGGTTAAAACGCGCTTTGTTACGGACTGCTCGATGCGCACCAGCGCCGGACGGATCGTTGATTTGAAAAAGCCTTCGATGATCTGTTCGACGCCGGATCCCCAGGCGGTAACGTTGCTATGCCCGACCATCACCGGCGGCACGCTGAACCAGCGGCAGATTTCCTCGACCGTGAATTGGCGTGTATCCAGAAGCTGCTGATCCTGCGGCGTGAGGTTGATCTGTTGGTATTTCATGTCGGCTTCAAGTAGCTTGATGCGTGAGGTGTCGCCTTCGGCCAGGTCGGCAAAGTTGGCCTTGATCGCCTTGCGCTGGTCGTCTTTCAGGACGCGGTCGATCATCAGGATGCCGGTCGGCTTGCCGCCGTTGGCAAACAGCTTGCTCGCTTCCTTTTGTGCGTTGGCCGCTTCGGTCGTGGTGGCGCGCATGTAGTCGAGGCGCGCAAAGCCGATGTTGCCGTTTCCGATTTCCTTGATGTGCAGGACGCTGTCTTCGGACAGCACAGCGACGTTACCGCCGATGTAATATTTATAGGCAACGCTGCCGTCGTCGAGGATGTGCATTTCGACCTGGTCGGCGGCCATTGGCCAGAGCGCTTCCGCCTCGCCGTTTTCGTCTCGTTCAATTCGAGCGTAGGCATTGCCCCGCAGAATCAGATTGAGCAGCATGGCGCCCCAGAACTCGACCGGCGTCATGCGTGAATTCGGGCTGTCGTGCAGGATCACCCAAAGCATGGTGTCGCGCGCCAGTTCGCGCATGCCGTCTTTTTGCGTATAGACGAAGAACGGCAAGGTGGCGATGGTGTTGGCCAGCAGCCAGACGCATGACCAGACGGTCGAGAGCTGCATGGCACCATCGGGGCCGATATTGCTCGACCCTTCGATCAATGCGCTTGACGGCGCTCCGGATTGTTGGCCGGAATGCTGGCCGAGCGCGCCGCCCCAGCCAAACCAGCCGAGGAAGCTTGTGAGAAATCGATTCATGCGTCAGCCTGAAATGGGGTCGAGGATAAAATCGTCGATCGGGACGTCTTCTTCTGCTACGGCCAGCGCCCGATTCATGCCGATGATGGTGGCCACTGCGCCGTCAATCTTGTTTCCTGCGCGCAGCTTGCGTGGAAAGATGTTTTCGTTTCGGTCTTCCTTGACTTCGACGTTGCTCATCATCCAGACGTAGCAGGGATTGCCGTCATGATGGAAGCGCCCGGCGTCGATTTGTGCCGATATTTCCTTCATCGGGTCGCTCAGAAAGCGGACCTGCTGCGGGATATCGACGACGTCGAGGCCTTCTTCCTGCAAATTGGCGCCAAGCTGGTGGCCGCCCCAGGGGTCTTTTGCGACTTCGCGGATATGGACGGCGCTGGCGCTTTCGATGATGTCTTCCTGTATCTGCTGCAGGGCGATCATGTTGCCAGGTGTGGCGATCAGGTGGCCCTCGTTGACCCAGGCCCGATAATGGGCGTTTTCTTCCTTTTCGATAGCGGCTTCGGGTGCGTAGTTGCGCGAAAAGGCGTAGTAATGGCGCGCGCCGTCTTTCGTTTTCCAGCAGAGCCAAACTGCGCTGGCGATGTCCTGTTTACTGGCCAGGTCGAGGCCGACTACGCAGCCATCCCAGCTGGCGCAGCCAATGCTGAGCGCTCCGTTTCCCGCGCGTTGCAAGTTGAACAGGTTGAGCCACGGCGAGGCGGCTGCGACCCAGATGTTCAGGTGCTTTGTTTTAAATACGTTCTGCTTGCGCGGGTCGCTTATCGCGTCGCGCTGTTGCAGCCTGAGAAATTCAGCGTCGATCGAGACGCCGTAGTTCGGGTTGGATTTGAGCAGCGCCGTTTCGCTCGTCCAGTCGTCGTCTTCGTCGGCGGTGAAGATGATGCCGAAGCGCTGGTTGTTTTCGATGACGCCTTCGAGGATCTTCTGCAGCTCGACCTGGTGCATGAAGCACGGGCCGGAGATGTCCGATCCTGCTGTGGTGATGACCAGAATCAAGGGCTGCGAGCGGGCCCCCATGCCAGTTTGCATGGTGTCGTACAGCTCGGAGGTCTTGTGCTCATGGTACTCGTCGACAATGGCGCAGCTCGGCGATGCGCCGTCGCCGGGCCGCCCAATCACTGGCTCGAATTTCGAGTTGTTTGCGGCAATCGACAGGTTGGAAACGTTGACGGATATTCCGTAGTTCTGCACAAATCGCGGCGTTGCTCGCGCCATCAGGAGCGCAGGGCGGAAAACTTCCATCGCTTGGTCTTGCGATGTAGCGCCAGAATACACCTCGGCACCGAACTCGCCATCGACGGCGAGCATGTAGTTCCCAATGACGGCGGCCAGCGTGCTCTTTGCGTTTTTGCGCGGGACGATGACGTCTGCAACGCGAAACCGGCGCTTTCCTGTCGCTTTAATGACCCATCCGAATACACTGGCAAGGATGAATATCTGCCAGCGCTCCAACTTAATCAATTGACCTCGGGCGGCCCAGTCGCCTTTTATGTGTGGCATCAACTCGGCGAACTTGCAGACCCGATCAGCAGGCCGATAGACCCTGCCTTCAATATCAGTAAGTTCTGGATTCCATGCGAATGGAAACGACTTTGACTCTGGACGCTTGAGATCGTTCAGGTGGCGTTCGCAGGCGAGCCGATGCCACTTGCAGGCTACGATTTTTCCTTCTACGACTTCGGTTGCATAGTCTGTAGCAATCTCGGCGAATGAGGCTACAGGGATCTCCATGCGTCTTGCGTGGCTTCTTCAAAAAGGTCCGACTGCCTGTTGTCGGAGGGTTTTACACGACAGCGGGAAGACGGCGACATGCCAAAGCTTGCCAGGTAGCGGTCGCAATCCTGCTGTAATTTTCCAATGATTCGAATAAGCGCGGATTCGCGCATGAATCCGGTAGGTGTTTTTTGGGTGA